TTCCTGGTGGTGAATATCCCGGCCCGGCCCTTCGTGCGCCCCGTCTTTGATACCTACGGCCAGCCGGCCGACGTTAAAAAGCGGCTGGAAGAAAACCTGGCCGTGCTGCTGAAGGGAAAGCTGAGCAAGTAGATGGCCACCCCTACTATCTCGTCGGTCGAACCGTCCACCGTTTGGAGCGGCGGTCAGCTCGTTGTCGTGCGCGGGACGGGGTTCCGCCTGCCCTCCACGCCCCCTTTGAGCAACCGACCCTTGCCGGACCCGATTCCCACGGTGTCGGCAACGGTGGACGGGCTCGCCTGCGTCGTCGAGGTCCTCTCGAGCACGGTCCTGTCCTGTCGCATTACGGCCCATGCTCCGGGTGCCAGCCGGCTCGACCTAGTGGTCAGAAACCTGGACGATGAGGGGGCACCGATTTCTGGAGAGTCCGCCGCGTTGTCACGTGCGGTGCTTTTCGCCCGGCCAGACCTGGCAGCGGAGACCGACGCCGGCAGGGTGGAGAGGGCGCTAATCCAGATCCTGAAGGCCCAGATCATCGACAACGTGGTGAAGCTGGCCGTCAGCCCGGACTACGTCGTGGGAGACGTGGACGAGGTCTACCTGCCAGAGCTGGCGGATCCCCCCGGGCTCGTGCTGGCGGGCCCGCGCGTTCGCGAGGAGCGGCCGGAGTACCGGACGGAGTCTGGACCTACTATGCCGAGCGTCTTGGGTGGAGACCGGGTGGACCTCAGGAAGCGGCCTACCACGGTGTCGCTGGAGTACTCCGTGTCGGGATATACCAACAGCGGTCGGCAGAGCACCGAGCTGGCGCTGCTTACCAGGCGCGTGCTCGAGCTCAACCCGTGGCTGGTCATTCAGCGAGATCCGGCGGATGCCAGCAAGGGCGTGGTGAAGTACCCCCTGACGGTGCCCCTGGAGGCCGAGTCGCGCGACACGTCGGTGCCCAACAAGGACGGCAATCACGCCTTCGACGGCCTTTCCGTCGTCATCCACGGCGTGGCCCTGGACGAGGTCGGCAGCTTCGCCGGCTCGTCGCTCGAGCGCGTTGGAGTAGCCGAGCAGACCGAGTTCGTCCTGGAGATGACCGGCAAGGCGTAGCCCATTTTTGAGTCCCAGGTTGCCCGCCGTGAACCTGGAACCATGGCGACGCTGAAGAACCGATCGCGCCGTGAGCAGACGTACAACCTGCCTCACGACGCCTACTGTAGCGACGGCCAGTGTCGCTGCGTTCCCGTGACCCAGCACTTTGTCCACCACGACGCGGCTGCTGGCGTGTCCGGGGTTGCGGCACGAGAGAAGAACCTGTCCGCTTCCATCATCTTCCTGTCCGGCGAGACCAAGGATGACCTTCCCGAAACGATTCTCAAATGCCCCGACATCAGCGGCGCCATCAAACGGCGCGAGCTGGTGAAGGTCGACTAGGAGCGGCTACAAATGAAGCCACTGCTTTCTTCCAAGGTAGTCACTGGCGACGAAGCCCCGAAGCAGCGTTCGGTGCCCGTCCTGCCGACTTCGGTCGCGCTGTTCGTGGGCATCACGGAGTGGGGCCCGGTCGGCGAAGCGACGCAGGTCTCCTCGTGGGCCGAGTACGTCGACGTGTTCGGTGGGTATCTCGCGAACAGCGATGTGCCCGTCTCGGTGAACGCGTTCTTCGCCAATGGTGGGACGAATGCATGGATCGTGCGCGTGGTCCACTACACCGACGTCGGAACTCCATCGACGAAGGCCAGCGCTGCCGCCACGCTCACCCTCAAGGATCGGGCGGCTACGACCCCCGTCGATACCCTGAAGTTCGACGGCAAGTATGACGGAACCCGGGCCCACAACTACAAGCCTCGCATCGAGGCTCCGACCAGCGGCAATACCGATGAGTTCAACGTCACGATCGAGACGCTCACCGGTGTCAGGCTGGAGACCTTCACCAACCTGAAGATCGGCGCGGCAAATGCCGCCGATCCGAAGTACGTCGAGACCGTCATCAATGACCCGAACAATGGGTCGAAGCTCGTCGTGGCCACCGACCTGGAGAGCGCCACTGCTTCTCCGAACAACCTTCCCGCGCTGGGGCTGGCAGCGGCCCTCGCCAGCGGAAACGACGGCCTCACCGGCGTCGCCGATGCTGATTTCGTGGGCTCCTCCGCTGGCAAGACCGGGATCTATGCCGGAGACTACGTCGAAGATCTGACCCTGCTTCTCGTTCCCGGGAAGGCAACGGCCGTCGTCCACAACGCGATGGCTACTTACTGCGCGGTCGCCCGCGAGGGATTGGTGTTCGCCGTCATGGATCCACCGGCCAACCAGTCGGCCACGGCCATCATCACCTACACGAAGACCACGGCCTCCCTTCAGGGACTGACCGAGTCGGCCTCCATCTACTGGCCCAGGGTGAAGATCGCCAACCCGCAGGCGTCGGTATACGGGACGGCTGAGCAGATCGTCGTTCCTCCCTCGGGCCACATCGCCGGGATGTTCGCTCGAACCGACAGCGCGCGGATTGGCGGTGTCTATGACCCGCCCGCTGGCACCGAGACTGGCATCCTGTACGGAGTCCTCGGCGTCGAGGTGAAGGAAGTCCTGGACGAGGGGAAGCGTGATCTAGTGTTCCCGGAGCGAATCAACCCGATCCGTGGCAACTACGTCGACGGGGCGCGCTGTCTCAAGGCGGACGGAAACTGGCCGACCGTCGGTCAGATCCGCGGCGTCGCCCACATCAAGCGTTCGCTCAAGAAGGCCATGGAGGTCTTCCGCCACAAGAAGCGGGACGAAGATCTGCTAGGGACGGAGCGCACCACCATCGACCGGTTCATGCTCGAGCAGACGGGCGCTGGCGCCTTCGCCACGAGGGATCCGAAGCTCGCCTACTTCGTCGACATGGGCAAGGCCCTGAACCCGGCGAGCATCCCCAACACCACCAAGGCGCGCATCGGCGTCGCCACCGCGCAGCCAAACGAGTTCGTAGTCCTGATGTTCTCTCAGGACACCACGGCCCTTGAGGCCTCGCAGAAGTAGGAGCTGACCATGGGAGGCATCGCTGGCGCACTCAAGACGTACCACGAGGAAGGCCACTTCCGCGTGTGCATCGACGGCTTCAAGGACACCGACTTCTCGGAGTGTTCCGAACCCAAGGCCACCATCGGCTCGATCGTATACCGGTCGGGCGGAGAGGCCCTCGCCAAGAAGCAGCCGGGGAGCAAGATCGACTTCGCTGACATCACGCTGAAGCGTGGCGTCTGTGATGACTACGACTTCTATCTGTGGTTCACCACCACCGCCCAATTCACGGCAGCCGCCGCTGGTTCGGACGCCATCGGTCTTCCTTCCGAGGCGGCCAAGCGCTCTCTTCAGATCAAGCAGATCGACCGCGCTGGGCAGACGGTGCGGACCTGGACCGTTCGGGCGTTCCCCAAGGAGTACTCGGCTGGGTCCTGGAACGGAGAGTCCAAGGACAAGGTCACGATGGAATCACTCGTCCTAGAAGTCGAGTGGTTCGACCTTACCGGATAGTCCGATCGCATTCACGCTGTTGAGGGCCAGCTGACAGCCCTCGGGGGTTAGAACAGATGAATAGAACGATCACGTGCCCTTCGGGGCTCTCGGGAGAGATCCGCGGCGTGCCCGGGAAGGCCTTCGAGGTCCTCGCCGACAAGAAGCTGAAGCAGTCGGGGAAGTTCATGGACCGGTTGCTCGACCTGTGCTGGAAGAGCACTATCGCTCCTGGGCCATACGCTCTACGCGAGAACGGAGCTCCGGACTGGCAGAAGGTTCTGTCGGGAGATCGCCTCTACGCCTTTCTCGGGATTCGCTGCGCCACCTTCGGAAGCAAGCTGAGCTTCCCGTTCCACTGCGGGTGCGGGAAGTCGGGCGACTGGGAGATCGACCTACTCGAGACCCTGAAGGTCAAGCCGTTCACCCCCGACGATCTCGCTCTGTTCCAGGGCGGGGAGTTGATGACGGGCAAGCTGTCCACGGGGCAGTCCTTCCGCTTCCAGCTGTCGACCGGGGAGACCGAGGCCAAGGCGCAGAAGTACGTCGGAGACCACACGGCCTTCGTGGCTTCGGTCGTGTCCCGCGTCCATTCGATCGACGGGGTGCAAGAAGGGTGCATTCGGGCGTTCTTAGACGAGGAGGACATGCCCGTGGTGCTGAGCGCCTTGGCCGAGATGGACAAGCGCGACGGAGGGATGGAGACGAGCTTCGACATCCAGTGCCCGGACTGCTCCAAGAGGTGGACAGTCGAGGTCCCTTTCGATCTCGATACCCTCTTCCCGGTGAGGTCATTTCGGAAGTAGACGACAGCAACGCGGGGATAGGGCCCCAGTGCATTCTTGGCCCGCTGAGCATCGAGTCGTTTTGGGAGTTATGCCACCGGCTCCAGTACCGTGGATATGGAGGGGCCGGCTACGGTTTCTCGCACTCGGAAATCATGGAAATGGAGCTCGACCGCCTGTACTGGTACGACGCACGTCTCCAGCGTGCGTACAAGGATGACGCAGAGGCCATCAAGCGGGCCTCGAAGGCGGGGGCCTAGCCATGTCTCTGAACGCCCTTGGTCTCGGCATCGTCATGGAGGCCAAGGATCAGTTCACCGAGACGATGGAGCGTGCGAGGCACAAGTTCCACGAGGTCGAGAAGTCCTCTGACCAGTTCCTCGGACGCTTCGACAAGGGCATGGCTCACACCAACGCCCGCATCGCTGAGGGCGGAGAGGCCGCTGGTTCGTTCCTGAGCAGGATGAGTCCAGTCACCAAGGCAGTGGCCGGGGTTGCCGCGGTGGGGGTGGCCATCGCCGGGGCCGTTGGCGGCGCGTTCATGCTGGGTAATGAGGCGGCAGAGGGATCCCTGCTCATCGCCCAAGCTGGAGCGCGCGCAGGGGCTACCGCTGAGGAGTTGGAGCAGCTCCGCGAGGCCGCAGACAAAGTCGGGCTTCAGGGCCTGGGGACCACCGCCGACCAGGCAGCCGAGAACCTGAAGGTGCTGGCGTCGAACAGCCTGGGCGTCGAGGGATCAATTGCTGCCTTGGACGCAAGCGTGCGCCTGGCCAAGGTGAGCATGGGCGAGCTGGCGGGGCCGCAGGCTGCCCAGGGGCTGGCCAGCATCCTGGCAGAGTTCCACCTCGAGGCCGACCAGAGCAACTCCGTGGTCGACAAGATGGCAGTGGGAATGCGCCTATTTGGCGTCTCCGCCACGGACGTGATCCCCATGGTCACCGGGGTAGCCAGGGGCGCTGAGCTCGCCGGGGCCAGCTTCGAGGATGCCCTGTCTGCCGTTGGTATGGCGAAGCGCGTGCTGCCCGATGTGGGCCAGGCGGTCATGGGCGTCAACATGGCCATGATAGGGTTGGCCAGCGGAGCGTCGCGGGCGAAGCTGGAGGCCTTCGGGATTCACGCGAAGGACGCGTCCGGAGGGATGCGCCCGCTGCTTTCCGTGCTTGCCGACCTGGATACCAAAATGTCCGGGTTGACCGATGCCAAGAAGGCCGAGAAGCTGGGGGCCATCTTCGGCCCACGCGGGGCCGGCACGATGGTCGCCATCATGAACGAGCTTGGGCGTGGCGTGCGGGGGGCTTCGGGTGAAATGCTCAAGGGCTCCGCTGCCGCCGAAGAGCTCAACCGTCAGATGGCCAACTCCCAGGGCGCGGCCAAGGCCATGACTAAGGGCCTCGAAGGGGAGATGAAGACCCAGACCTCGCGCATGCGCG